GGAGTCTGTTCCGCAGACTTTGAAGAATCGATTTATTCTTCCTTGGAACCTGATCTATGTGCACTTCCCCATGTTGTTGTGCGAATAGGTTCCTGTTAGTCGTCGCCGCTGCGAGGACTTCCGATAGGGGGGGATGGTTTTGGTTGAAAGAGCTGCTCTCAATGAGCTCTTCCTTCTGATTCCTCTCTCTCTTCGAGAGTTTGAGTGGCGGAACTGGCGACAAAACAGGGGCCGAAAGCGCAACTTTGGCGAGTTGTATGTCGGTTAGATTCTCCATACCTCTCAATCTCCTCCTTATTTGGATTGAGAGCCGCTCTTTGATAGGTAGACCTAGACCCCCAATCTCAGTTGGTAGACTGAGGGGGATCTTTTTGGTCCGTGCCGCGATGATCATTGGTTTGTGATCCCGCAGTATGTAATTCCTTATGAGACGACTTTCTCCGTTTTCGGGGTTGAGGTTAGTGGTCAGATTAACCAGTCTGTCCACAGTAAATGGCATCTTGTCTGGATTGACAAGTTGGGAAGGAGTCACGAATTCGTGATAGGGTTGAATGAGAGTTTCAACCCCTCGACTAGACACATTGACCACACCTGGTCCTGTGAAAAGCCTCTCGCAAAACAGCCCGTCCTTGCTCCTGTACGTTTTCTGTTCGTTTAGGAGGGTACCGACATCTTTGAGGTTTTGGGCGTATCGTTGGTGCATGGTAGTAGTACCTGCACCAATTTGATCATCGCCCATTACCTTATATTTGCCGGGTCCATACCCTGACCTTTCGGAAAGGAATATGTTAAGGACTGTGAGGATTGGGAATGCTAGTGGGAGGCCCATCGCAACACCTCGTGTTGATATGTAACTAGTTCCATCCTCTATGGACACAAACTCAACTGGGCCGGTCAGTTGGTCTATTAGCCTATCGTAGAAATGCGGTATGCCGAGGGCTGACTTTGCGCCGTCCATTATTGCCCTCGCTACCTCGAATCGGATGTAGTCAGTGCTGACAGACCAGTCAGCGGACTGATATGTCTGACCCGAGCTTAGAGGTGCGATATGGATTTCGCGACCAGCTAGTACATCCTGGGAATGATGCCGTTTCAAGAGCGAAATGAGACGGTCATTGATAGGGCCTCCTAACACTTTAATGTGGGCGGGGGGTACGCTGACAAGGCGTACCTTTCTTCCCCGATCCCCGATAGGTGAGATCTTCACCTTGATGGGCTTAGTGTTGGAGGACTTTTTGGTGGCTTCTTGTAACGCGATCGTTACGATGTCTTCCCCAGGTATGGTTAGGTTTGTGTAATAACCATAGGCTCCTCCGGCGGAACGGCTGTTTTCTAAACAGCCGGCACGGGTGAGGGTTGGTACTGATTCCCATTGGTTATGGGAAGATGATGTACCAGGCCTCCTCTTGTTAAGCCGGAGGAAGAGATCTTTGGAGAACTCCCGGATGTCGGCAACGATGTCTGGGTTAATGTTCCCCAGATCAGGAGTGGCTATGCGTGCGCGGTGCGCTGCTAGTTCCTTCGCTCTCAATTCTTTTGTGAGCGGGGGGGCTGGTAGCGCTCTGAAAAATTGGGATAGCCGGAATAGGGCCACGGTGAGCTCGTTTCTCTTCTTACCGTTGAGGAATGGGTAAACCAGTCGATTGGTCGTCTTCCGGTTGTCTCGATCTGCTTTGTTAAAGGCAGCAGATCGGAGGTTGTTAGCAAGTTGTTTTAATGAAGCCGTTAATCCGCCAGCTTTCTGGGCGTTGATTATACGGTTGAAAAACAATACTATTGCTAAAGCCGCTGGTCTGTGGAGGGGCAGGTGAAGCCTGTCTGTCCCTCTAGCTAATACCAGGGCAGCACGCCATGCATTAAATGTCTCCTGAAGTTCTTTCTTCAGCTGTTTGTGAAGATTACCCTTGTAAATAGAGGCGTTCTTCGCGGATCCTCGGGGCAAGCGGTTACCCACTATCA